ATCATCAAGGGCGGCAAACTGGAGTTAACCATCACCGAGCTGGAGCCAGCATGAAACCCGAACTGATCGAATCGCTTCGCATGCGCTGGCTGCGCCTCCGCATTTATCGCCGCCCGGGAACGGTGCTGGTGGACTATCGCATTCTTCGTAACTTTATCCGCATTTACCTGATGGCAGGAGCAGCAGCGTGAACACTCAATACCTGGAATTTGTACGCCAGCAGCTCATCGTTGCGACGGCAGATCTGAGTGGGGCGACCAAAGGCCAGCTGATGGCCTGGCTGGAGAACGCCCAGTTCGACACGAAGACCTTTAAGCGGAAGAAGCCCAAAGTTTGGGACGAGGAAAGCGAGAAGTGGGTGCCGGTTGATAACCCTCCGATACCCGGTAAACAGTCACACGCCAAAGGCTCGCACATCCCACTGGTTCAGCCGGTTGAATACTCCACAGCATCGTGGCGGCGGGCGGTCCTGTCGCTCGAGGAACACCAGAAGGCGTGGCTGCTTTGGAACTACAGCGAAAACACGCGCTGGGAGAACCAAGTGGCGATTACCCAATGGGCCTGGGCAGAGTTCAGGGTGCAGCTGGGCGCCAGGAAGGTGGCCGGTAAAACGATAGAGCGGCTGAAGGCGTTAATCTGGCTGGCGGCGCAGGATGTGAAAGAAACGCTGTCCGGGCGTGACGCCTATCAATATGCGGATCTTGCCGCGCTGGTGGGTGTGAGTAAAACAAATTGGTCTCAGAATTATGTTGAGCATTGGGAAGCCATGGTAGGGCTGTTCACTCGACTGGATACCGACTCACTTAAACAAGTTTCGCGATCACGTTCACAGCAGAAAGCAACAAATTGCCAACCAAGTATTGCAGAAATGAACTAATTGACGTATATTTCAGCTAAATCTGATATCGTCGCCATAGCTTTAGTTGTCGACCGAATCACGCAAATGAGCCCGAGGTTAACGCCTTGGGCTTTTTCGTATCTGGAATACCCATACCTGGGACTATAAGAGCGAAAGCTCAATGCAGCACCCATCGATTGGCGGCCCACAAGCCGCCTTTTTTATTCAGGGCTCCTGGGGTCATCCTCAACTCGTTTTGTCGTTAATTCACCCAAGAGCCCGACCTCTACACATGGACCACATATGTCTGAACCTCTAACCATTGCTGGCGGTGTCACGTCCGCAACTATCGGAGTGACGTTCGCATCTTTGTTCCCCGAGGCAACGCCCGGCGTAATGCTGTGCGCGCTGGCTGGTGCAGCAATGTACGTTCTGACATCCGATCCACACCAACTGTGGAAGCAGTTCCTGTTCGCCGTCATCAGTTTTGTCGGCGGGGTGTTCTTCTCGGTACCGATGGCGAAAATACTGGCCGGGGTGATTAACACCGCGCTAGGCCTGCTACAGCCTCCGGTAAGCATCGAGGTATCCCCGAACATCGGCGCGCTAGTTTCCGCTTCCATCTCTGTCGCAGTCCTGCTTCGCATCCTCGCAAAATCAAAACGGGGGAAGATGCCGGGACTGGAGGAGGAAGGCCAATGACATGGCAAACCATCGTCCTAGATGCAAACGCCATAATCTGTGCCCTGATTGCCGTAAGACTGTTGTTCTTCAGCAAAAGCGGCAAACGGCACCGTCCGGCCGTGGCCTGGATGGCGTACCTGATGATCCTGGCCGCCGGATTCACGGCGTTTCGCATTCTCTACGGTAAATATCTGCAGGTGGACCCTGGCGAGCTGATGCTTAACGTTGCCATTTGCGTTGCGGTGTGGCGATCACGGGGCAACCTCGCAAAAGTATTCCAGAAGGCTGAGCAATGACCAAAGACGACATCTTTAACGGCATCCTCGGCAAAGAGGGCGGTTACGTTAATCACCCGAATGACAAAGGGGGGGCGACGAACTGGGGGATCACTCAGGCTACTGCTCGCGCCCACGGCTATACCGGTGACATGCGTAACCTGACTCGCGAGCAGGCTCTGGCAATCCTTGAGGCTGATTACTGGTACGGTCCACGCTTCGATCAGGTGGCAGGCGTTTCCCCGGCCATCGCCGCCGAACTCTGCGATACCGGGGTGAATATGGGGCCATCGGTACAGGTTAAGTGGTTCCAGCGCTGGCTGAATGTATTCAACAACCAGCAGCAGCTCTATCCAGACCTGATCGCCGACGGACAGATTGGCCCGCGCAGCATCAGCGCGCTGAAGTCCTTCCTGGCGAAACGCGGAAGCGAAGGGGAAACCGTATTGCTCCGCGCACTGAACTGCAGCCAGGGTCAGCGATACCTCGAGTTGGCAGAGCAGCGCCCGGCAAACGAGTCATTCGTGTATGGATGGGTAAGAGAGCGAGTTAGCCTATGACGAAGCTGAAAGCCATTCTGGTCGCAATTGGATTCGCCGTATTGATGGTGCTGGGCGCTTTCGGCTTGGGCAGTATGCGTGGACGAGAGAAGGCAGAAGCCAAATCTGATAAGCAGCGAACCGACGAGAACGCTGCTGCCACCAAAGCAGCTGCAGAGCGCCGCGTTGAAGTAACGAAAGAGGCCAGCAATGTACAGCAGACTGTTAACCATATGCCTGATGACGATGTTGATCGCGAGCTGCATGACTCGTGGAAGCGCCCCGGTGGTAGTTGATACCGCCTGTGACTGGGTAAAACCAATCTACCTTACTGATCACGACATCGATGTGCTGGACCGCCAGACGAAAAAGGACATCCTGGCGCACAACAAAGCGTGGCAAGCGAACTGCCAAAAACCAAAATAAGTGAGGTCAAAGTGATCGCAACCATCGGAACAATTCTGGTGTGGCTGATTATTGGCGCAGTGGGTGTTGCTAGCCTCGTTTGTGCCTTTATCGGCTTCATGTTTTTCGTTCATTGGCCAAAATAGGGCTATCAAGACTTGCAACGCTGATGGATGAAACCTTGCCGGACGGCGCAGAAAAGTCAGCGGGCCTTCGCAAGCTGCTCGAAGCCAAAGATGCGCTGGTGCGTGCCAAAGTGGGTTAAGTCATTACAGAGGCTCTTCTTTGAGGGGCTTCGATAATGACCTTGAAATCTGTAATGCAATCCCCATTTACATTTTGTAACCCGCCATGTTGGTAGGGTAAGAAAGGGAATTGTTATGTTAGAGAATTATTACAAGAATGGACCAATAGCCACTGACGATAAAGCAAAGCGCTTGGTTGCAGTTCAGGCGGCTTTGGAGATTGCTAAAGCTTCAGTGTCCGCCAACACTGCTGACAGCAATGATTCAAAAGCAAGATGGGACTTAGCGCATGTTGCTGGTGGCATCGAGGCTCTTGCTGATGCAATTCAAGCTTCACTCCAAGTGAAATGATGATACTAAACCGCCTTCGGGCGGTTTTTTATTGCCATCACCATGGGCATACCCATCGTAATGGCTATAGGGGATATATAGAAAATATACCCTGTAGGGGATAGCGCATTGCAGCAGGCATTCACTGAGGGCCTGTGATAATGTCATCAGTGGCTAGGGTAGCTCCCGAAAAGCGGCATTGTCACCGCCTGCCATTGATAACCTGACGAGCAACTTAGACGAGGTTGTGATGGAACCGCAAAGATTCACCCACGAAAATGAAGTGTTGGCTATGGCTCCTCTGAGCAATGAAGACGAATATCTCTTCCTGACGCAGAGCGTATACTTGGTCGCTGGTGGGGAAATACAGTGGGATTTTGTTCTTAATGACGGGAAAGACCATCATTTCCGCCAGCAGCTACATCACCTTCTTAACGATGCGCAGCTATCCAGCTTCAAATGTTACATCCGTAACGTTTTGCAAAGCCTGCAGCAAGAAACCATGATGGTCGTTATAGACCAGAAAGAGGTATCGGTTCCCTTCCACTACGAGATCGAAACCGGTGGTAGAAGAGTTAAGGTGCCAGAGCTTGATGGCGAGTTCCTGGACGCTACATGCCTCGGTGACTCCGTGCCGACATTCATCAGCGCCCGCCGCTAACCAATAACAACGAATCACAAGAGGTCGCTTAGGCGGCCTTTTTTTTATGCGCCTCGCACGCGCACCAAAGAGAGTCATTCAGTCGTGAGCCACTTGCTGTTGCTGGTGGCTTTTTAATTGGAGTCAACAATATGCCAGCAGCTATCCCTCGTGCCTGCCGTAAGCGTGGATGTTCCGGCACCACCACAGACCGTTCCGGCTACTGCGAGGCGCACCGTAACGAAGGGTGGCAGCAGCATCAGCGCGGCCTGAGCCGCCACCAGCGTGGCTACGGCAGTAAGTGGGACATCATTCGCGTCCGCATCCTTAAGCGTGATCGACACATCTGCCAGCAGTGCCTGCGCAACGGCAGACCTCGCCCTGCGGAAACGGTCGACCACATCACCCCGAAAGCTCACGGCGGCACCGATGAAGACAGCAATCTCGAATCGCTGTGCTGGCCATGCCATAAACGCAAGACCGCGACGGAGAGAACCCGATGAGCTATCCGCGTTGCACCTACTGCGGCTCGACGCTGCACACCGTAGCGAATTGCCCAAAGACATGGAGTGGCTCAGCCCGCCGTGCGAACCTGCGCTGCGGTTACTGCGGCCAGTCAGGTCATAACTCCAGTGCCTGCCCGCACAATGCCAGTAGCGCGCGGCGCCGCAACCTCAGTGATGACTTCCATCTCGACTGATGTTTTGCGAAATGATTTCAGATGCAATCATTTTGATGTGAATGATATCGATTCTCACTACCGGGGGAGGGCGGGTCAAAAGTTCAGGCCCCTGCCTGCTAAGGACCGCCGCCTAACCTTTTTTCACACCGCCGCAGGTTAGAAAACTTTTTTATGGGGATCCCCACCATCGATTAATAGGAGTTTTCGATTATGCCAGGACCACCGAAAACCCCGACACATCTGGCTTTGGTGAAGGGGAACCCATCAAAACGAGCTGTCAATAAAGAAGAGCCAAAACCCGCTTCTGGGGTACCCCCAGTTCCGAAGCATTTCGACAAGATGGGGAAGTACTGGTTTAAGCGAATTGGCGAAGAGCTTGATGATGTCGGGGTGATGACCACCCTGGACGGTAAAGCACTTGAACTGCTGATCGAGGCTTACACAGAGTACCGGAATCACTGCGAGACGTTAGAGCGGGAAGGTTACACCTACGCCGTTTACAGCGAGGATGAGCCGGACGAAGGGAAAGAGCGGGAAATCAGGATGATTAAGCCGCACCCGGCGGCAGTGATGAAAGCCGATGCGTGGAAGCGCATCAGGGCAATGCTCGCTGAATTCGGCATGACCCCGGCCAGCCGGTCCAAGGTTGGCGCTAAAGGCCCGGCTGAGGCCGATCCACTGGATGAATTTCTTAAAAAGCGCAAATGATGAATGGCAACGGTTTCGGAAGGTATTCAGTACGCCGAGCGCGTGCTGTCTGGCGAGATTGTTGCTGGCGAACTGGTGCGCCTGGCGTGCCAGCGATTTCTTAATGATTTAGAGCATGGGCCTGGGCGCGGCATCTACTTCAGTGAGGAACGCGCCCAGCACATCCTCGATTTTTATAATTTCGTCCCACACGTTAAAGGGGCGCTGGCAGGCAAGCCGATCACGCTGATGGCCTGGCACGTATTTATCCTGATCAACATTTTTGGTTTCGTCGTTCCGCTGATTGATGAGATGACAGGCCTGGCTGTGATCGATGATGACGGTGATACGGTCATGGTGCGCCGCTTCCGTACGGCTTATGACGAGGTGGCGCGTAAAAACGCCAAATCCACACTTTCGTCTGGCATTGGGTTGTACATGACCGGCGCCGACGGCGAGGGAGGCGCTGAGGTTTACTCAGCCGCCACGACCCGCGACCAGGCGCGGATTGTTTTTGATGATGCCAAGAACATGATCAAGAAAGCCCCCCGCACGCTGGGGCGTCTTTTTGGTCACGTTAAGCTCAACATTCACCAGGAGCGTTCGGCCTCTAAGTTTGAACCGCTCTCCAGCGATGCGAATAACCTCGACGGCCTGAATATACATTGCGGCATTGTCGACGAGCTGCACGCTCACCGTACCCGTGATGTCTGGGACGTTCTGGAAACAGCTACCGGTGCGCGCCTTCAGTCCCTGCTTTTCGCAATAACGACGGCGGGTACCAATAAAGAGGGCATCTGTTACGAGCAGCGGGATTACGCCATCAAGGTTCTGCGCGGCGTGGTGGAGGATGACACCTATTTTGCCCTGATTTATACCCTCGACGAAGGCGACGATCCCTTTGACGAGGCCAACTGGCCGAAAGCTAACCCCGGCCTCGGTATCTGTAAGCGCTGGGACGACATGCGCCGCCTTGCCAAAAAGGCAAAGGAGCAGGTCGCGGCGCGGCCGAACTTTTTTACCAAGCATCTGAACATCTGGGTAACTGCCGAGAGCGCCTGGATGGACATGGACCGCTGGGCAAAAATGCCGGGTATTGCTTCAGAAGCTGAGCGTAAGGCGTGGCCTCTGTGGGTGGGGGTCGACCTCGCCAACAAAATCGATATTTGTGCAGCGGTGAAAGCCTGGCGCGATCCTGCAGGTGAAACTCATATGCAGCCACGCTTCTGGATCCCGGAAGGGCGACTGGAAACAGCGCCAGCCCATATTGCAGAGCTTTACAGGAAGTGGGCCGACGCCGGATATCTCGAGCTGACTGACGGGGACGTTATCGATCACGGCATGATTAAAGCCGACATTGTGGAGTGGGTGAAGGGCGAGAACATCAAGGAGATTGCTTTCGATCCCTGGAGCGCCGTGCAGTTCAGCCTGTCACTTGCGGAGGAAGGCTTGCCGCTGGTGGAAGTCGCACAGACGGTCAAAAACCTTTCTGAGTCCATGAAATCAGTGCAGGCGGAGATTTACGGCAACAAGTTCCACCATGACGACAACCCCGTAATGCGGTGGATGATGTCAAACGTCACGGTTAAGCCGGACAAAAACGACAACATCTTCCCGAACAAGTCCACACCTGAAAACAAAATTGACGGACCGGTTGCACTGTTTACGGCTAAAAGCCGGATGCTGGTCAATGGTGGTAATGATGCTCAGGATCTGAGCGGCTTCTTTGAAAATCCAATCATGGTAGGTTTCTGATGAAGAAAAGTAAGCAGCCGGGCAAGGTAAAAAGTGCCTTGCTCAACTGGCTGGGCGTGCCCATCAGCCTGACTACCGGAACGTTCTGGCAGGAGTGGTACGGCACGAGCAGCAGCGGCAAGGTCGTCACGGCAGATCGGGCGATCCAGCTTTCGGCAGTCTGGGCCTGCGTCCGGCTTCTGAGCGAGTCGGTGTCCACGCTGCCGGTTAAGATTTACACCCGGCAGGCTGATGGCTCGCGCAAGCTGGCACAGAACCATCCGGTTTACCAGGTGCTTTGTCGCCGTCCCAATCTGGAAATGACGCCGTCCCGGTTCATGCTGATGGTGGTGGCCAGCATCTGCCTGCGCGGAAATGCCTTTGTCGAAAAGCTGTTTATCGGCAATAAGCTGGTGTCGCTGGTGCCACTGCTGCCTCAGAACATGGTAGTGAAGCGGCTGGACACCGGGCGGCTGGAATACACCTACACCGAGGACGGCAGGCAGCGCGTTATTCCCGAAAAGAACCTGATGCACATCCGTGGGTTCGGCCTCGATGGTGTCTGCGGCATGATGCCGATGAGGGCGGGGCGGGATGTAATCGGCTCCGCGATGGCGGTTGAAGAGTCCGCGGCAAAGATTTTTGAACAGGGCCTGCAAAGCTCCGGGTTTCTCTCATCTGACAATGCGCTGGACGATGATCAGCGGGAAAGACTTCGCGGTTATATGGCGAAGTTTACCGGTTCCAAAAACGCCGGAAAAATCATGGTGCTTGAGGGCGGCCTGAAATATCAGGGTGTCACCATGAACCCTGAAGATGCCCAGATGCTGGAAAGTCGCTCATTCAGTATTGAGGAAATTTGCCGCTGGTTCCGCGTGCCGCCGTTTATGGTCGGGCATACATCAAAGCAAAGCAGCTGGGCGTCGAGCCTCGAGGGAATGAATCTCCAGTTCCTGACCCACACGCTGCGCCCGCTGCTGGTGAATATCGAGCAGGAGATCTCCCGTTGCCTGCTGAATGGCGAAGAGGACCTCTTTGCTGAGTTCTCAGTTGAGGGCCTGCTGCGCGCCGACAGCGCTGGCCGGGCTGCTTACTACACCAGTGCGCTGCAGAACGGCTGGATGTCCCGCAACGACGTACGCCGCCTGGAAAACATGCCACCGATTGAGGGCGGCGATCTTTATACGGTGCAGCTCAACCTGACGCCGCTTGAAGACCTGAAACAAAACAGTCAGGCAGCACAGGCTTTCGCGCTGCGTCAGGTCCATAACCACGTATTTCCCGACATCCCCTTCGAACAGTCCCCGCTGAAACAGGCGGCTTAGGAGCACCCATGACGATTAAAAGCCTTCCGGCGGCGCCGGAGGGGCGACCTTTTGCGCGCGAAAAACCTGACCTGCCGGCAGCGGCAATGGAGCGCTGGAACGGCGGCATCCGCGCCGCCCGGGACGGTGACAACAGCATTTCTATCTTCGACGTGATCGGCGCTGATTACTGGGGAGAAGGTGTAACGGCCAGCCGCATTGCCGGGGCGCTTCGCTCCCTTAACGGCGCTGACGTGACGGTTAACATCAACAGCCCCGGCGGCGACATGTTCGAAGGGCTGGCCATTTACAACCTGCTGCGAGAATACGACGGCAAAGTAACCGTGAAGGTGCTTGGCCTGGCGGCATCGGCGGCATCGATTATCGCGATGGCCGGTGACGATGTACAGATCGGCCGCGGCGCGTTCCTGATGATCCACAACTGCTGGGTCTATGCGATGGGCAACCGGCATGACTTTGCGGAACTGGCTAAATCACTGGAGCCATTTGATACCGCAATGGCTGATATCTACGCATCGCGCTCCGGCCTTGATATGGACGCCGTGCTGAAGCTGATGGATGCAGAAAGTTATATCGGCGGCAGCGAAGCGGTGGAAAAGGGCTTTGCTGACAGCCTCCTCTCAGCTGATGAAATTGCTGACGACGACAACAGCCCGGCAGCGGCGCTGCGCAAAATTGATGCCCTGCTGGCCAAAACCAGTACGCCGCGATCGGAGCGGCGAAAACTCCTTAAAGCCTTATCGGGCAGCAAGCCAGGCGCTGCTGCCACCCCTGAAGGTACGCCGAGCGCTGCCACCATCGAAAACGAAACTATTGACCGACTGGAAGCCGCGCTCAGCGGCCTGAAAGCGGCTGCCCAGTAAAACGGAGATGTTATGTCTGATGTAAATGAGATCCTGAAAAAAGTTAGCGCCAGCATTGAAGAGGCAACCGGCAAATTTAATGCCAAGGCAGAAGAAGCGCTGAAAGAAGCAAAGAAAAACGGCGAGCTGTCAGCGGAAACCAAAGACACCGTCGACAAAATGGCAGTGGAATTTAATGCCCTGAAAGATGCTGAAAAAACGCTTAAGGCGGCGCTCGGCGAACTTGAGCAGCAGGTTGCTCAGATGCCGCTGGCCAACGCTGCAAAGATTATCGAGACCGTTGGCCAGACCGTTATCAGCAGTGAAGCGCTGAAAGCATTCGCGGCAAGCGTTGAAGGCGGCAAGCGCGTCAGCGTGCCGGTGAACGCCGCGCTTATTTCCACGGATGTCGCCACCGGCGTGGTTGAGCCGCAGCGCCTGCCTGGTATCGACACCGCACCGAAACAGCGCCTTTTCATCCGCGATCTGATTGCTCCGGGCCGCACCTCGGCACCAGCCATCTTCTGGGTGCAGCAGACCGGATTCACCAATGCGGCGAAAGTCGTGCCGGAAGGCACCGCCAAGCCGTACAGCGATATCCAGTTCGCCACGCAGATCACGCCGGTGACCACCATCGCGCACATGTTCAAAGCGTCCAAGCAGATCCTGGATGATTTTGCACAACTGCAGTCCACTATCGACGCTGAAATGCGTTACGGCCTGAAATATGTCGAAGAGCAGGAGATTCTCTTCGGCGATGGTACCGGCGCGCACCTGAAAGGCATCGTCCCGCAGGCGTCTGCTTATGACGCTGCCTTTACTGTTGAGCAGCAGAACGGCATCGATGATCTCCGCCTCGCAATGCTGCAGGCGCAGCTGGCGCGCTTCCCGGCTTCCGGCCACGTCCTGCACTTCATCGACTGGGCGAAGATTGAGCTCACCAAGGACACGCTGGGCCGCTATATCCTGGCGAATCCGGCGGCCCTTACCGGGCCAACCCTCTGGGGCCTGCCGGTGGTGGCGACCGAAGCTGCCGCATTCCAGGGCAAGTTCCTTACCGGTGCATTCAACGCCGCGGCCCAGCTGTTCGACCGTGAAGATGCCAACGTTGTGATCTCCACTGAGAACGCCGACGACTTCGAGAAAAACATGATCTCGATTCGTTGCGAAGAGCGCCTGGCGCTGGCGGTGAAACGCCCGGAAGCATTCATCTACGGAGCCTTCACTGCGCCTGCTGCAGGTGGCGGTGCGTAATCCTTAACGGCGGCCTGCGGGCCGCTTTTCGTTTTCCTTTAAGGAGACAGCCATGAAGCTGATCGCTATCAAGCCCATTTACTTTGAAGGTAACGTGCTTACCGAAGGCACCGAGTTCGAGACGCTGGAGCAGCATGGTCGCGAGCTGGTGGCGCGCGGTTATGCCGCAGAACCCGGCGTCAAAAAACCGGGACCGGATAAAGACCCCGATCCAAAAGGAAAGAGCAAAGGTAAGTAAGGAGCGCGCATGCTGACTAAAGAGCAGGTGAAGCATCACTGCAATATCGAACAGGATTTCACGGAAGACGACGCCTGGATCGATACGGGCATAAAAGCCGCGGAGCGCTATGTTGAAAAATGGACCCGCCGTCGGCTTTATGAAAAGGCTGATGATCCGCTTTATATAGCCGATCCAGACGCGCTGCTTTATGGCGAGGATGTCGAAATGGCTATGTTGATGCTGATTGCCCACTGGTACACCAACCGTGAAACGGTCAGCACCGGCAGCACGACATCTGCGCTGGCTTTCTCTACTGAAGCTCTCCTTCAACCCTACCGGATTTATGGCCTATGAAAGCGGGACGTCTGCGGCACAGGGTAACCCTTCAGAAACCGGCAACCGGGCGATTACCGTCCGGACAGCCTGCAACCGGCTGGGTGGATGTTGCTTCGGTTCGGGCAGAAGTCGCGGATGTATCGGGCCGGGAGATGATGGACGGCGGCGCAGAGTTGAGCAGCACCACAACCCGTATCTGGATGCGTCGTTATCCAGGCATTCCCGTAACCACGGGATGGCGAGCCGTTCATCTGCCGCCTACCGGAGGCGGTGAGATATATGACATCAAGTCGGCTATCTCAGCAGAGAACGGCACCAGGCTCGAATTGCTTTGCGAGAAGGGGGTGAAACAGTGATTTCAACGAGTCTTGATTTTTCCGGTCTGGCCGATATCGCGAAGGATCTGGAGACGCTCAGCAGGGCTGAAAATAATAAGGTTTTGCGTGATGCCACGCGTGCTGGTGCAGAAGTTCTGCGACAGGAGGTAGAGGATCGTGCGCCCGTCCTTACCGGGAAACTGAAAAAAAACGTGGTGGTGGTGACCCAGAAGGGTCGCCGTCGCGGCGAAATCGCTTCCGGCGTGCATATCCGAGGCGTTAACCCGGACACCGGCAACAGCGACAACAAAATGAAGGCCAGCAATCCGCGCAACGCTTTTTACTGGCGCTTCGTTGAACTCGGTACATCGAATATGCCTGCGCACCCCTTCGTTCGCCCGGCATTCGATACCCGGCAGGAAGAGGCTACGCAGGCAGCGCTGGCCCGCATGAATCAGGCCATTGATGAGGTGCTGGCGAAATGACAGAGGCTGACATCTATCAGCGGCTCAGTGCGCTGGCAGGCGGAAATGTTTTTCCGTACGTTGCGCCGCAGGGTACCACGGCGCCGTGGGTGATTTATCTGCTCCCGGGTTCAGTCAGCGAGGACGTTTTCTGCGGTCCGGCAGAAACAGCAAGCACGATTCAGGTTGATGCCTGGGCCTCGTCGATTGATGATGCCCGGGCGCTACGTGATCAGGTTAAAGCGGCTCTGGCCGATCTGCATCCTGTCGGACTAAACGAGATTAACGGCTACGAGCCGGACACCGGACTTTACCGGGCCACGCTTGAAGTTCAGATCTGGCAATAAAGCCACCCTTCATATTAACTCTGCCGCCTCCGGGCGGCTTTTTTATATCCGGAGATCACTATGTCCTCGAATTATGAAAAATCGCAGCTGACGAAAATCCTTATTTCGTCACTGCCAACGACCAGAGACGCAATGGAAACCGCTGTCTATCTCGATCTGAGCTGCACTCTCAAAGAAGCGCAGTTCACCGGCGGGCAAAAACAGGATATTGACGTCACCACGCTATGCTCCACTGAGCAGGAGAACGTCAATGGTCTCCCGGCCCCTTCGGAGATTTCACTGTCAGGTAACTTTTACCGTAATGCTGCGCAGGATGCGTTGCGTGATGCGTATGACAACGACACGGTTTATGGCTTCCAGATCATCTTCCCGTCTGGCAATGGCTTTAAGTTCCTTGCCGAAGTTCGTCAGCACACCTGGTCTTCCGGTACTAACGGCGTAGTGGCGGCAACGTTCTCCCTGCGTCTGAAAGGGAAGCCGGTACCGATTGACCCGGCGCTTAAACTGACCACTGATTTGCCCGCCGCACAATCTGTAGCGGTTGGGGCGCCGATCAGTATGGCGGTCGCCGCCGCTGGCGGTAAACTTCCCTACAGCTATGCCTGGAAGAAAGGTGGTGTCACCATCAGTGGGCAAACATCTGACACATTCAATAAATCCAGCGCTGTTTCGGGTGATGCGGGAGATTACACCTGCGTGGTCACTGATTCTTCTTCCCCGGTTAAGACAATTACATCATCAACTTGTACCCTTACCGTCAATTAATGGAGATGCCGGGTTGGCCCGGCATGCATAACAGATGTCGCAAAATCTGAAAAAATTAGCCATGGCGAAGATGTCAGGCTTTCGTCATAAGACGGTGGCGGTTCCTGAGTGGGAAGGCGTCAAAGTGGTTCTTCGTGAGCCGTCTGGCGAAGCCTGGCTGCGCTGGCAGGAAGTAGTGAAAGTCGGTGCTGACGATGAAAATGTGTCGGTATCTGAAAAGGCCCACCGTAATCTTTGCGCTGACGTGGTTCTCTTCATTGACGTCCTGTGCGACACCGATAAGCAACCGGTATTCAGCGTCGATGAAGAAGAGCAGGTGCGTGAAATTTACGGCCCCGTTCATTCCCGTCTGCTGAAACAGGCGCTGGACCTCATTAATAACGCGGAAGAAGCGCGGGAAAAGTCGCAACCCCCGGCGTAAAGTTCCTGATGTCGCTTGCGCTCCGCATGGGGCGCACGCTTTCAGAGCTTCGGCAGAACATGACGGCGAGCGAGCTTCTGATGTGGATTGAGTTCGACAGGCAAAGTCCCGTTGGCGATATTCGCGGTGACATTCAGGCCGCCCAGATAGTCTCTGCCGTTTATGGTTCTCAGGGGGTCAAAGTGCCGCTGGACGATGCAATCCTGCGCTGGGATGATGACAAGAAATCAGCACCTGAAGATCCCTTTGCTGGTCTTGAGGCTGCTCTTACTGCCGCGACGCAGTGACTTTTGACCCAGATAATATTAGGATTCTTAGACTTATAATACTGGGTAACCAAAATGGAAATTTTACTAGTTTCAATTGTTACAGGCTTAATTCCAGCCTTAATTGCTCAAAGCAAAGGGAGATCTTTCTTTGCATGGTGGGTGTATGGTGCTCTGCTGTTTATAATCGCTTTTGTGCATTCTCTGGTAATAAAGAAGGATGTTGCGGCAGAAGAAAAAGATCTAATTGAAAACGATGGCATGAAGAAGTGCCCATTCTGTGCAGAGTTAATCAAAAACGAAGCTATTAAATGTAAACACTGTGGTAGTGATTTAGCAGTCGATTCCCCACCGGTCAAGACTGATGAAGAATACCTCGAAGAAGCCAGGCAAAAGGTCTGGAAATAATAAAAATAAAACCGCTTCGGCGGTTTTTTTACGTCTGGAGTTAGAATAAATGGCAACTTTACGTGAGTTAATAATCAAAATTTCCGCTAACTCGCAATCATTCCAGACGGAAATTTCCCGCGCCTCGCGCATGGGGCAGGACTATTACCGCACCATGCAAAATGGCGGTCGCCAGGCCGCAGCAGCATCGCGTGAAAGCGAAAGAGCATTATCCGATCTGACTGATGGTTTTGCATCGGCAGGAAGGGCTGCTGCTGCCGCTACAGCAGCTTTTGCGACTGGCAAACTTGTGCAGATTGCAGACGAGTGGAATTCTGTAAATGCGCGCCTTAAGCAGGCATCCTCTTCTGCTGATGATTTTGCAGTCTCTCAGCGCCAGTTAATGGAAATCAGCCAGCGAACCGGAACGGCATTTTCCGATAACGCAAACCTTTTTTCACGCGCAGCAGCTTCCATGCGCGAATATGGGTATAGCTCTGATGAAGTCCTGAAAATTACCGAGGCTGTTTCAACCGGCCTCAAACTTTCAGGAGCAAACACCCAGGAAGCAAGCTCTGTGATCACACAATTCAGCCAGGCGCTTGCACAGGGAGTTCTTCGTGGCGAAGAATTCAATGCCGTTAACGAAGCAGGTGATCGTGTCATCCGTGCACTTGCCGCCGGCATGGGCGTGGCCCGCAAAGACCTGAAGAGCATGGCTGACCAGGGGCAACTTACGATTGATAAGGTTGTTCCTGCATTAATGAGCCAGTTGGGCTCATTACAGGGTGAGTTTGCCAGCATGCCGCAAACAGTTTCCGGATCCCTGCAAAAAGTCACCAACTCGTTCATGGCATGGGTTGGAGGTATCAACCAGGCTACTGGCGCCACTGATGCGTTATCTGGTGGCCTGGACGGAGTTGCCCAGACGCTTGATTCTTTAACCTCTTCGGCAGTAAGTGGCGCACTGAGTGATGTGGCAGACAATATGTCCACGATCACAACGGTGGCGGGAGCGCTTGTTGGCGTCGGGCTGGCAAGATACCTCAGCGGAGTGGTAACCAGTGCCACAAGTGCAACAGGTGCATTAATTTCAGCTGCGAAATCTGAGGTTGCTCTCGCTGTTGCACAGGACAAAGCTGCTCAGTCTGCTGTTGCAGCCTCAAGGGCTGAAGTTTATCGAGCCCAGCAAGCTGTACAGCGATCGCGAAGTGCGGATGTGCAAGCCGCGCAGCATGAAAAAATCGCGGCAGCTGAAGCAAAAGTCACAGCAGCCCAGACCAGGCTCACTACCGCTCTTGCAAGTGGCACCGCTACAGAAAAAGTCAGGGCCAGAACAGCGCTTGATCGTGCGCAGGCAGGGCTGGTGGCTGCAAAAAATGCCGATGCCCAGGCTATTGCTGAAAGACGACTGGCTTCTGCTGAGGCTGCCAGAGACCGGAATCTTGCAAATCGTGTTACCACCCAAAGCAATCTCAATAGTGTGACATCTGTTGGTACTCGCCTTATGGGCGGTGCCCTCGGGCTTATTGGCGGCGTGCCGGGGCTGGTTATGCTGGGGGCTGGTGCCTGGTACACCATGTATCAGAACCAAGAGCAGGCGCGTAGATCTGCCCAGGAATACGTAACCACAATTGATGAGGTCCGCGCTAAAACCAAAAGTCTGGGTCTCTCTGAAACCACTGACAACCAGGCCAAAACACGTCAGGCGCTTGACGAGCAAAACAGGCTGATAGATGAACAGGCCCGTAAGGTCAGGGAGCTCAAAGGGGAGGTGGCTGGTTACCAACGAATACTGGCAAACCCCGGCCCAACGGTCGGCGGGTACATGCTCAACCATCTAATGAGCCTGGAAGATGCCACTGGTGGGCTTGAAGCTGCTACTTCTGCTCTGGCTTCTGAGCAGGATCGTCTGTCACAAATGCAGGCCAAATCGCAGGATATTCAGAATGTACTGGAAGGACTGGAAAATCGGCGTGTTGCTTTAATTCGCCAGCAGGCTGCCGAGCAGAATGCAGCCTATCAGTCACTGCTGATGATGAATGGCCAGCATACTGAATTTAACCGTCTGCTGGGTCTTGGCAATAGCCTGCTGGCAGCGCGGCAAGGTCTGGCGATTACGCCGGGGCGTTTGCCGCAGGCGGATATAACTGATAAACAATCAGATGCCCTTGAGAAAGCCCGGCAGGATCTGGTGCTATCCAAGCTTAAGGGTGAAGCGCGCGAGCGCGCGCGCCTTGGTTTTTCTGCTGATGCACTTGGACTTACCAGTGCTCCAGAATTCCAGACTGCTCGGCAGAATTACATCGGCACTAGCCTGGAGGCCTGGCGCAATAACGAGGCCAGTAAGCCTCAGAAAAAGACACCCAAATCTGATGAGCAAAAAGCATCGGATAAACTGGAGGAGTCCTATAAGCGCCTTATCAGTCAGCAGCAGGAACAGATCGCGCTTTCCGGTCAAAGCACCGAACTCGCCAAAACCAAATATCAGGTAACCCAGGGTGAACTGGTTGTTCTTTCTGAAGCTCAGAAGACAGAACTTCTTCGAAATTCTGCGGCGCTTGATCATCTTAACGCTGTAGAGCGGCTTAAATCCCTGAATAAGGAACTGCTGGAGCCAGAGGAGGCGCTGCTAAATACCACTCGTGAACGCATTAAACTGCTGCGAGAGGCTGCACCTGCGACTGAAGAATACCGCAAGACAATGGAGCGCATATCAAAAGCATCGGTTCAGGAAGCTCCGAAGTTCGGTGGTATTGATTCATCTGTCGGCGGCGCCAGCGGCGAACTTATTCGTGTGGCTGATGCGCAAAAAGAACTGGAAAAATGGCATGAAACTCAGCTTGAGATGCAGAAAGAGTTGCTCGACCAGAAGGAGATTAATGAGCAAACCTACGCCGATCGTGTCGCTGAAATTAACAAGACTAATGCTTCGCAACTACAGGATATCCAGGCTGGATACACATCTGCCAGCCTGGCTATGTTCTCTGATCTCGCTGGCCAGTCAGCGCAACTACTACAGAGCATCGGGCAGGAGGGCAGTCTTGCCTATAAGACCCTGTTTATTGCCAGCAAGGCGGCGGCAATGGCGCAGGCCGTGATCAATACCGAACTGGCAGCAACCAAGGCTATGGCGGAAGGCGGCCTGATTATGGGGATCCCGGCGGCCACAGCAATCCGCGCCGTTGGTTACGCGTCAGTGGCTTTGATAGCCGGACAGTCGCTTGCCGGTATGGCTCATGATGGCATTGACCGGGTACCGGAAACAGGGACCTGGTTGTTGCAGAAAGGAGAGCGAGTGGTAACAGCCAGCACCTCTGCCAAGCTCGATGCGACCCTGGAGAGGGTGCAACAGGCCAGGCAGGCCTCGGCTGGTGGAACCGTTCATATCCAGAATTCATTCACCGGAAAACCCGATGACGCAACGCTGATGGCTATCGACCAGCGAAACCGCCAACTGGTGATATCGATCCGTAAGGAAATGGCGGCTCAGGTGGTAAAGCCAACTAATGAGTTTGGCAGGGCCTTAAATGGATTCTATGGCCGGACCAGGAAGGAGTGATCACGTGCCTGACATTTTTTATCCACACGATTACCTGCCGATGCCATTGCAGGATGGTTATGGTTTCAAGCCTGTCAGCCCGCTGCAGCGCACCGAAACGACATCCGGCCGGGCCCGACAGCGCCGAAAGTATACATCAACACCAACTATCGCCACCGTGAACTGGATTTTTACAAAGCATAATCAGGCCCAGCTTTTTGAGGCATGGTTCCGCGATGCACTTACGGATGGCGCCGCATGGTTTTTGATGAAGCTGCAAACGCCGCTGGGCTGCCAGCAAGCCTATAAATGCCGGTTCACCGACATTTATGAGGGACCGACGCTGGTTTCACCAAAATACTGGCGTTACAGCGCGCAACTTGAGTTATGGGAGCGTCCTCTGTTACCACCGGGGTGGGGCAATTTCCCTGAGCTGGTGGCTGGCAGCGATATTATCGATCTGGCACTGAACAGGGAGTGGCCTGAAGCATGACCAGCCCAGTTCTGAACAGACTTTATGCCAGTGGTGGTGACGAGGTCATCATCGACACGCTGCAGATTACCGTTGGCGGCCACGATTACTGGCTTACCCGTGGCTGGGATGACATTACCGTCACGCTTGAGAATGGCGCCCAGGCAACATTCCTTGGCTCTGCCATCGATGTGGCATTGCCGGCGCGAAATTCTGACGGCACCCAGGATCTGAAATTCGCCATCAGCAATATCGACGGCGTGGTTTCAACGGCGATCCGCAACGCGCTTGATAGTCTCAGCGATGCCAGCATGACTTTCCGCCGGTATGTCTCGACCGACCTTTCCGCACCCGCAACGCCGCCATTTACACTGGCAATTAAAGAGGGGTACTGGACGGCGACGGAGGTGCAGATCACCGCTGGCTACATGAATATTCTCGATACCGCATGGCCGCGCTACCGTTACACGCTGCCTGACTTCCCGGGCCTTCGTTACCTCCAGTAGGAAATTACCATGTTCAATCCTGATAAATACCGTTCTGTCGGGTGGCAGAAGGGCGGCCGCGCATACCCTCATCTTGACTGTTTTGGCATCGTAAATGAAATCAGGCGCGACCTTGGCCTGGCACCCTGGCCTGATTTTGCGGGGGTCACGAAGGATGATAACGGCCTCGATCGGGAGGCGCGCGGGCTGATGGCTGACCTGCAGCGTTGCGAACCCGTCGAGGGCGCGGGCATTGCCTGTTATTCCGGATCTGTAGTGACGCACGTTGCCATCGTCGTGGAGATTGACGGCGTGCTGCATGTCGCTGAGTGTAATCCCCGCACTAACGTAACCTTTCTGCCGCTGGCGCGTTTTGCGCGCCGCTTTGTCCGCGTGGAGTATTACCAGTGACGATTCGCATCTATCCCTCCCGGCTACCGGGTGAGCCGCTGGAAACGTACCATCACGAAACCATGACCCTCAGTGCCTGGTTTGCGCAGAACGTGCAGGGCTGGACGCCGGAGCAGCAGCATCCGGTCGCGGTTGAAATCGACGGCGTTCCGGTACCGCCTTCAGCATGGGCGCTGTGTTCCATTCACCCTGACAGCGACGTCAGGCTGTATCCGGTGCCCTTCGGTACCGGTATTGAAATTGCATTATGGGTTGCTGTCACCGTGGCCGTCGCCTCGGCGGCATACTCAATTTACATGATGAGTACCATGCAGACAGGCGGTGCCAGCCAGCCTGGTAACGGGGATCAGATTGAGCTCAATCCGGCAAAAGCCAATATGGCAAAGCTTGGCGATCCGGTAAGGGAAGTTTTCGGGCGGTACCGCGTCTGGCCAGATTATGTCATGCAGCCTGTTAGCCGCTTCGTTGGGGAAACCAGCTTCGTTACCAGCATGTTTGTCGCTGTGTGTGCCGGGAATGTCTCTTTGCCTAAATCTGATATCAGGATAGGCAATACTCCCGTCTCAGCATTCGGAGATGACGTGAGCTATACCATTTACCCCCCTGGTGCGGATGTTTCATCCGACAGCAGAACGGAGAACTGGTACAACTCCGGTGAGGTAGGGAACACCACCTCCGGCACCGCAGGCCTTGATCTCGGTTCAAGCGGCCCCCAGACCGTGGGTATCAGTGCAGATGCCGTTCTGGTCAGCGGCAACACCGTTACGCTTGTATCCACGGGCAACAGTGACGAGGATGCAGATATTCCGGAGTCATGGACTGCTGGCACGATCGTTACTATTGAGGCCCCTGCATCGTGGACCGTGTCGAATTCCGGGGGTTACAACGTCATTTATGGGGAACTGGAAGAGCTTTCCCCCGTGGTGGGGATGCCGGTAACGCTGGGTTTCAATAATTCCGAATATGATCTTGTTATAGCCAGTTACTCACCTTCGGTTGCTGCTGTTCCTGGTGTTGGCGGATCGGCAGCGAGTGTTCTGGCCAGTGCCGCCCCTTCGTTTTACGATTTTTCCACAGCGCCGGTGACGTTCACTGTCACGTGGCAGGGGGCAGCATGGCCTGTTTCGTTGCTGACCAATTATGTCACCATGAGCGGACTGATTTCCACAATCAGCTCCCAGTTAACCGGCTCCGGGTTAATCGCCCGTGATAATGCAGGGCGAATCGAGATCGTTGAATCCAGCAGTCCTTTTTCAGGTGACACGCTCACCTACAGCACCCTGCCACAGTCAGCGTTTGGCGATGCGCCAGTCAGCACGCCGGGCGTGAAATCGTCCGGCGGGACGCCTGAGGTTCGCGCCCACATTACGCTGGCCTATAACAGTGCTACCGGGAAGCCATTCACCGGGATCCCGGCAGGTACACAGCGCATCTCGATTGGCTACGCCGACAACAAATACCGGATCACTGATACAGACAGCCAGACCATTACTGTCGAGCGCGTATTAATTTCGCAGGTACAGCAGGGGATCCCCCCTCAGACCGTTGAGGTGGTGACCGTTGATACCACATGGCCTGGCTTTACCGACCGAACCTTGCTGGATGCCAGCATTACCGGTGTTAATGACGATTACGACTGGGTGGGCCCTTTTCTGGTTTGTCCTGACGGGGAAACCACAACCCGGTTTGAGGTAAACCTCAATTTTCAGAACGGGCTGGTTAAGTACAGCGATAAAGGGAACAAGAAGAACAAGACCGTTGAGATCATTATCCAGTACCGGAATGCAGCCGCTGCCGGAGAGTGGACTGAGCAGGTGCTGAGCTGGAAGAGGAAAACGGAGAATCAGATAGGATTTACCCGGGCATTCTCCGTTCCGGCTGGCCAGTATGAAGTGCGCATGAGGAGAAAAGAGCCGGTAGCCGGTGGCAGTACGCGAGACCAGGTATTCTGGCAGGCGCTTCGCTCCAGATTATCATCTCGCCCGCGTCGTTATCCCGGGGTTACAACGATGGCGCTGACTGTCCGGACCGGCAACCGTCTGGCGGCGCAGTCAGATCGGCGCATCAACGTTACACCGATCCGGCTTTATGATGGCCATGCATCACGCACGATCAGCGGCGCGCTTTACCACGTTCTTGAGTCCCTCGGCTTTAAGCCTGACCAGATTGACCATGCGGCGATCGATGCGCTGGAGCAAAACTACTGGACGCCCCGCGGCGAAACGTTCGACTGGGCAACTGGTGACAGTAAATCAGCTCTGGAAGTGCTGAAGATCATCACCGGGGCGGGAATGGGTTACTTTCTGCTGTCAGATGGCCTAGTTTCCGCCGGGCGGGAAGGCGTGAAAAACTGGACCGGGATGATAACTCCTCAGGAGACTACTGAAGAGTTGCAGACCGCGTTTAAGGCACCGAGCCAGGACGATTATGACGGTGTCGATGTCACCTACATTAACGGCACTACGTGGGCAGAAGAAACCGTTCAGTGCCGGCTGTCCGGCAATCCGACGCCAGTGAAGGTGGAGGACTACAAACTGGAAGGGGTGGTGGATAAGGATCGGGCGTACCGAATCGGCATGCGCCGCCTGCTTGGTTACCGCCTGCAGCGCCTGCAGCACACGACCAGTACTGAGATGGATGCGCTCTGCTACCAGTTTATGGATCGCATCATCCTGACTGATGATATTCCCGGCAGCCAGACGCTGAGCTGCCTGATCACCGATATGAGCTGGGACAGTAGCTCAATAATACTGACCCTGAGCGAACCGCCGGACTGGAGTTTTGCTAATCCGCGCGTGGTGATCCGCCACCAGGATGGCAGGGCTTCGACGCTGCAGGTTCCTGCGCGCATCGATGATTATACCCTGCGTATTCCGTACAGCGCCGCGCTGTCGCCGGAGGAGTGGGAGATGGACAGCCCATATATTGAGCCGCCGCGCCTTTTATTCTGCTCTTCTTCCCGGGTGGGTTATGACGCGCTGGTGGGTGAGATAACGCCCGGCAGTGACGGTACCAGCAGCGTGACGGCAATCCAGTATCACCCCGGGAAATATCAGTATGACGATGCCAGTTACCCTGGCGATATTTCTTAACATAACCTTCAACCAATTCTAATAACCCGCATCTGCGGGTTTTTTTATGCCCGGAGCGAGCATGACAATACACGCAACGATGAATCCGCTGGGGTCGACCAGTCCTTATGATTTGTTCGATAACGCGCAGAATTTTGATCTGGCTGTAAACAGCATCACTGCCGCTATGTGGCAAGATCGTCTGGGGAAAATCCGTCACACTTGGTATGGTATCGAGTCAATGGCTCTAAACTCGATGCTCAACTATGGCTATATCACGAAGAAGTCTTTTGAACTGGGCGCTACCCTCGACACTCCTAACACTGTTCTCCAGTGGGAAAGCGACGGCGAGTTCTACCGCTGGGATGGGGACTGGTCAACACCCAAAGTTGTTCCCGCCGGTTCAACTCCAGATTCAACCGGCGGTATTGGAGAAAACAAATGGGTTGGCGTTGGTGATGCGGCTTTGCGCGGTCAGTTATCCGATCCTGATGGGGTAAGCAAATACCCAGAATTACAAATGGCGCGCTGGCGTGATGATGGTGATGTGCGTGGTTGGGGAGCTAAGGGAGACGGTGTTGCGGATGATACTGCAGCCTTCATTGCGGCAGCCAACAACCTTGTTGAGGGCGGTACGTTGTTGGTGCCAAGCGGAACCTGGCACGTTATTGGCCCGGTTAATATAAAGCCGGTAAACATCATAGGCCAGGGACAAGGGAAATCAGTTATTACATTTGATAACTCCGGATCTTCCCGAGATGGCTTCGTCTTCTCCGCTCCTACTAAAAATGACATCGAGTTTGGTGCGCAGCGTCTTTCGATCAAAACGGTAGGTGGAAACGGCGGGAGTGCTTTCTTTACACCGAGAGGGGCTGATCTCAATCATCTCCGGCCTAAACCAACATTCCGTCATTTGGCTTTTTGTTCAGAAAACGCAGGTGCTGTTGCAGATGAATTTGCTCAGACATATAGCTGGGAATGGTTATTCAATTGCGGGGACAGCTGGCAGTTCACTATTGAACGCATAGATGCTGTTGGTTGTTATCAGGCCGCCAAAAACTTCGCATCACAATTTCTTGATGGCTTTATCCGCACCGCACCGGAACAGGGAATTCTGTCGATGCGGGTGAGTGATATCACCACACACAATGTTGCGAATTTCTTTGAGATTAAGCAAAAAACCTATTTCCAGCTGACTAATATTGATGCTGCCCGGGCGCTTAATGGTGTGTATGACGCACCAGACAGGGTATTTGAAACAAACCGCTATGCCTACGGAGAGTCCATCTGGACAAACGTTATCATTAACGCCCAGCTGAATGGTGTAAACCTGGAAAACAGATTCCTGTTGGTTGCAAACGGGCTGGCCATCCATCGTGCGGCCGGATGTTATGATCACGGCCAGGAGTGGGTGGGTCTGAAGCTCACCCGGTCGCGGATATGTACTCTTCAGGGACTGGAAATCAGCAGCGCATCGGGTTATACCGGCGGCAGAAAAGGGATCATGACTGACGGTGGAGATGCGAATAATTTCTCTAATGTCAGCTTTGGCTCCCTGGATGTTGGCGCTCAGATTGGTGTAACCGGCTCCGCATATGGGGCAAGCCAGGCTGTCAACTTCAGTAATGTCAGCATAAATGCCAGCGTAGGTACGCTATTTAACGTTCAGAATGCCCGTCGTTTCAACTGCAACGGATATGGCGCATCTTCTGGGTGGGTGCTTGGCAATCTTCTCATGAATGATGACGCCGCAAACAACACCATCACTCTCAGTAATATCGCCGGGGCAAATGAATATACTGATAACTCCATTTACTGGGTAAATCAGGCTGCGGCTACTGATGGGAAGCGCTGGCGATTGGATACAACAAATGGACTCACACTGTCCACACAGACGGATGCTGGTGTCGCCGGTAATAATGCCCTGATCATAGCTCGCAGTGGCGTGCTTGTTGACCGGATAGAGCTGCGTACCCGCAACACTTCCGGCGGGTATATTCAACTGACAACCCCTGAGACCCAGTTTTCCGGGCTAATCAAACCCACAGTTGATAACGCTAACTCAAACGGGACGGCCCCGTTCAGGTGGTCGCAGGTTTATGCCGGAGCAGGGAGCATTAACACCTCCAATGAGGAGATGAAACTGCGTATGGAAGCAGATGAGCAAACGCGCGAAGCAGAGCGCCGTGCTGCGCTGGAAATAAAATCTGATATCTGGCGCTTTAAGTTCAGGGATGCGGCAGCAGGTAAAGGTCAGGAAAATGCCCGTATTCATTTCGGTGTCGGGGCGCAGTCTGTAGGTGATATTTTGCGAAAGCATGGGCTTGATCCTCATGATTACGCATTCTGGTGCTACGACGAGTGGGACGATATCTATGGGCCTGAGATCGGGGTGAGGTTAGTGACCAATGAAGATACTGGTGAATCTTGTGAGGAAGAGTATGCGACAGGCTGCCAGGTGATTGTAAAAAAAGCTGGATATCAATATGGCATCCGATATGAAGAACTGCTTATGTTCATAATGGCTGCCATATGA